TGTAGCCAATTAGACCTACATAGTGATGCGAGGGGCCATAGCACCACACGGTAGAATCGACAAAGATATCAGTAACGGTGACGCTCCACACTTGCGATAGAGCGTATCCAGCGGCGATACAGTCATCTAACGACTGCCAATAATCGCCGCTACCGTCGCGAATTTCAGCGTAGGGGAATTCAGTTTCATACGTTGCCATGGTGTCAATTCCTTGTCGGTTAGTGCCGGCGCGCTAGGCGCCGGCGTTGTGGGGTTATCTGGCGTTTGGCTTGCGCGCCAGACTAGCGCGAGCGGCAAGTCCAGCGGCCCAAAACAGCGGGCGGCCGCGCGGCATGTTGCGAATTCGCGGCGAATTGCGGTGGTACTGCATAGTTGATTGTCGTTTGGCTTTCATATCGTCTTAACATCCTGATTTATCGTCGGTTTTGATGCTTTGTCGGTAGTACCGGGCGGCATACGCGCGCGCGGCATATCGGCCACTATACGCGCGCGCTCTACCTTGTAAAGCATTATTTTACGCTCAGGCTCAAAAAGATTGTCCATAGTTGCGTTTTACGCTCGCAAGTTACTGATTACGCTCACTATTGCGCCCGGTGTTAGTGCTTTTTTTTGGCCGGACTACCAACATTTTTGCTAACACGTTCGCGAGCGGTTTCGGGCTCGCGCTGCTAATCGGCGCGCGAGCGTATCGGCGACGGTTTCGGCGCGGTTTGCAGCGCTTGCCTGTCATTACGCTACAGCCGGGCAGTGTTCTCGCGAGCGTGCGGTACTGCTTTGATTTGCTTATGTTTTTTGCCGTTTGTCTGTTAAATATATATTTATTAATGACTGATGTTCGATCTTAGATAGGTTAGTGATCACTAACATAGGCCTATTCCGTGTGAGCGACTAAAACCCCCCCCCTAGACTTGCTGATCTTACCTACACCGCCCCCTCATCCCACACTCGCGCCGTCACCCCGCGCGTGCAGCGCCGTCACCGTCACCGTCACCGTCACCGTCACCGTCACCGTCACCGTCACCGTCACCGTCACCGCCACCGCCACCGCCTGCCCGTCACCGCCACCGCCACCGCCTGCCCGTCACCGTCACCGTCACCGGCTGCCGGCCTGCCCGGCTGCCCGTCACCGTCACCGTCACCGGCTGCCCGTCACCGTCACCGGCTGCCCGTCTGCCCGCCTGCCCGCCTGCCCGTCTGCCCGCCTACAATGCGCCACAAGACGCCAGGTGCCATAGTGCTAGGTATCTAGCACTATGCCCCGTAGCGCGTGCTACAGGCCGTCACAGTGCGTCACAGCCCTATGCCGTAGGCTAGGGCATGCTCGGATGGCTGTGTGCGGAGCGCGCGCGCGAGGGCCGCCGGGTAGGGCCCTAGCCAGCCGGTCACAGTTACAGTAGGTGCCACACAAAATTTTTTTTTTAAAAAATCCCAACTGTCATCTATCTTCTTACGCTTGCACCCAAAAAAAATTTGCTGTAGAACTGCTGGCAGTTCTACAGCAACACACCCCTTGCAAAAGACCCCGTTACGGCAGTAGGCTACCCAGCATGACTATTCGTGCGTTACCACTGACAATTCGCGACATCACCGCGACCGAGCGCAACCTGGAGGCGCTGTACGCTGCCGCGCACAAAGGGCTCAAGGGTGACTCGCTGGCGCTGGCCGCTGGGCTGCTGCCTGCGGAATACCGGCGGCTGGCGTCAGCGGACCCGCTGGTGGAGTTGGCTGTAGCCAAAGGTAAGGCAGACGCCGAACGTCAACTTTCTGACGTTCTGCACACTGCGGCGCTGGCGGGCGATACCAAGGTGGCGCTGGAAATTCTGAAACACAAACACGACTGGGTGGCGAAGTCGCACGTCCAAGTGGAGGTCGCCCAACAAATCTCTATCACCGACGCGCTGGCGCAAGCGCAAGCGCGCGTCATCGACGGCGAAGCGAGGGTCATCCATGCTGGTTAAAGCTGACGGGCTGGACGACGCCATCCTCGGCGTGACCGAGGTTACCCGCGACGGGCAGCCGTATGACGTAGTGGTGTACGACACCGAAGCCATCGTGCGTATCTTGGTCCACCGCGACAAGATGGACTATGACGACGCGGTAGACTGGATGGAGTTCAACATCGTCTGCGCGTTCGTGGGGCCGCACACGCCGCTGTTCGTGCGCCCGTTCGACCCCGACGACTACACCGAGCGCGACGCGCCGGACGAGGACTGATGCAAAAGCCCATCTACAGCGCCGACGAAGAACAGACGCTGATGACCCGGCTGTGGTCACCGGCGGTCGCCGACGACCCCGAAGCGTTCGTGCTGTTTGCGTTTCCGTGGGGGCAGCCCAACACACCGCTGGCGCACTTCAAAGGCCCGCGACAGTGGCAGCGCGACACGCTCCGACAGATAAAGGACCACATCAAGCGCAACCGGGGTCAGCCGACGATGGACACGCTGCGGGCTGCGGTGGCGTCCGGGCGCGGTATTGGCAAGTCGGCGTTGGTCAGTTGGCTCATTCTGTGGATGCTAAGCACCCGGATAGGGTCTAGCGTGGTAGTGAGCGCTAACTCCGAGGCGCAGCTAAGGTCGGTCACTTGGGGTGAACTGTCCAAATGGGCGGCAATGCTCATCAACGCCCACTGGTGGGAGGTGAGCGCCACCAAGCTGGTGCCGGCGACGTGGCTAACAGACATCGTGGAGCGCGACCTCAAGAAAGGCACGCGCTACTGGGCCGCAGAAGGGAAGCTGTGGAGTGAGGAGAACCCTGACTCCTACGCGGGCGTACACAACCACGATGGCATGATGTTGATATTCGACGAGGCGTCGGGCATACCTGACGGCATCTGGTCGGTCGGGTCGGGGTTCTTCACCGAGAACATCTTGGACCGCTACTGGATGGCGTTCAGTAACCCGCGCCGCAACAGTGGGTACTTCTTTGAGTGCTTCAACGCCAAACGGGACTTCTGGCAGACCAAGCAGGTAGACGCCCGCACGGTCGAAGACACCGACAAGCAAGTGTACGAGCAGATTATCGCCGAGTACGGGTCAGACTCGCCCCAGGCGCGCATAGAGGTCTATGGTGAGTTTCCGAGCGAGGGCGACGACCAGTTCATCCCGCCGCAGCTGGTGGACGACGCAATGGCGCGGCCACGCTATAAAGACGAGACGGCACCGGTCATCTTAGGGATAGACCCGGCGCGCGGTGGCGCTGACTCGACGGTCATCGTGGTGCGGCAGGGGCGCGACATCAAGGCCATCAAGCGCTACAACGGCGAGGACACGATGGCGATAGTGGGCCGGGTGATAGACGCCATTGAGGAGTTCAAGCCGGTGCTGGCGGTCATCGACGAAGGGGGCTTGGGGTACGGCATCATGGACCGGCTGCATGAGCAACGGTACAAGGTGGTGAAAGGCGTCAACTTCGGCTGGAAGGCGAAGAACGGCATCATGTACTACAACAAGCGGGCGGAACTGTGGGGGGCTATGAAAGACTGGCTGAAGTCTGCTAGCATCCCCGACGACCGGCGGTTCAAGTCCGACTTGACCGGCGTGATGATTAAGCCGACGTCCAGTGGAGTCATCCAGTTGGAGTCGAAGAAGGACATGAAGGCGCGGGGTCTGGCATCGCCTGACGCTGCTGACGCATTAGCGGTGACGTTTGCCTTTCCGGTAGCGCACCGGGAGTATGTGGATAAACCCCGACGCTACGCCACGCAAAGCAATGGCGGCGTCATCACAAGTTGGATGGGAGCTTAAAATGGCAAATTCTCAGGCAATCGGCGTCGCGTATGAGGACCAGAACATCATTGGTGCCGAGCGCATCCTGACCGACCGCGAGCTGGGTTACACCGCCAACGCGCAGGGCACCGTGACGCAGGCGACCAGCAAGTCCACTGCCGTGACGCTGAACAAGTCGGCGGGGCGCATCACGCTGAACGCGGCGTCGCTGGCGGCGACGACCAACGTGTCGTTCACGTTCAACAACAGCCTCATCAGCACCAACGACGTGCTGATTTTGAACGTCGCGGCGGGCGCTACTGCGGCCTCGTACAACTTGTGGGTTGATTCGCTCAACGCTGGTTCGGCTAGCATTACGCTGCGTAACACCACTGCCGGTGCGCTGGCGGAAGCGGTGGTCATTAACTTTGCGCTGATTCACAACGTCTAATGGGTAAGTCGGTATCGCTTAGCGTAGGCCGAGGCGAAAAGCTGCCGGCTAGCAAAGGCGCCGGACTGACGGCCAAAGGGCGGGAGAAGTACAACCGCGAAACCGGCAGCAACCTAAAGGCGCCAGCGCCGAGCCCTAAGACGGAAGCGGACAAAGGGCGCAAAGCGTCCTTCTGCGCGCGGATGGGTGCGGTAGCGGCCAAGGCCAAAGATGGCGAACGCGCCAAAGCGTCGCTTAAAAGGTGGAAATGCCCATGAGCAAAGCTGGACTCTACGCAAACATTAACGCTAAACGCGAGCGCATTAAGGCGGGCAGCGGCGAAAAGATGCGTAAGCCTGGGGCGGAAGGCGCGCCCACGGCCAAAGCGTTCAAGCAGTCAGCCAAGACGGCCAAGCCAAAAGGGAAGTAAGATGCCGCTCAAGAAATCGGGCAGCAAAGAAGCGTTCCGTGAGAACGTCAAGGCGGAAGTAAAGGCCGGCAAGCCGCCCAAACAGGCGGTTGCCATTGCCTACGCAGTTAAACGCGACGCAGCAAAAAAGAAGTGATATGGCCGACTACAACGCCGTAGAAGCGGTAGCTAATGGGGGCTCTAGGTCCGATAAGGACAGCGCCAATGTATTAGCGACGGCCCGTCATCGCATGACGTTGGCGGTAGCGGCGTACTCCGAGTCACGCGAAGATGAGCTAGACGACCTGCGTTTTGCCGCCGGCTCGCCAGACAATCACTGGCAGTGGCCGGCGGACGTACTGGCGACCCGAGGGTCGGTTCAGGGGCAGACCATCAATGCGCGCCCTTGTCTGACTATTAACAAGCTGCCGCAGCATGTAAAGCAGGTCACCAACGACCAACGGCAGAACCGGCCCTCGGGGAAGGTCATTCCCGCCGACGACAAGGCGGACGTAGAAGTCGCGGAGATATTTGACGGCATCGTCCGTCATATTGAGTACATCAGCGACGCCGACGTAGCCTACGACACCGCCTGCGAGAACCAGGTGACGTATGGCGAAGGCTACATCCGCCTGCTGACCGAGTATTGCGACGACGATACGTTTGACCAAGACATTAAAATTGGGCGCATTCGTAATTCGTTTTCGGTGTACATGGACCCGACCATCCAAGACCCCTGCGGGGCGGATGCGGAGTGGTGTTTCATCACCGAAGACCTGCTGCGCGACGAATATGAGCGTCAATTTCCTGACGCGCAACCGTTGTCAAGCCTAGAACAGCAAGGTGTTGGCGACCAGTCGCTGTCGCAGTGGATTAATGAGGACGTGGTGCGTATTGCGGAGTATTTTTACGCCGAATACGAAAAAGCGACCCTGCATCTGTACCCAAACAACATCACGGTGTTCGCTGATTCGCCCGACGCGAAGCAAATGAAGATGATGGGCATCAAACCCATCAAAACGCGCCTTGTGGACCGCCGCAAAATCAAGTGGTGCCGCATCAATGGGTACGAAATCCTTGAGGAACGCGACTGGGCGGGCAAATGGATACCTGTCATCCGCGTAATTGGCAACGAATTTGAGGTCGATGGGCGCGTTTTCGTGTCCGGTATTGTCCGAAACGCCAAAGATGCCCAGCGCATGTACAACTACTGGGTCAGTCAAGAGGCCGAAATGCTCGCGTTGGCGCCAAAAGCGCCATTTATTGGCTACGGCGGGCAGTTTGAGGGCTATGAGAGCCAGTGGAAGACCGCCAACACGACCAACTGGCCGTATTTGGAGGTTAACCCCGACGTAACCGACGGTCAGGGCTCTGTTCTGCCGTTGCCAGCGCGTGCGCAGCCCCCGATGGCGTCCAGCGGCCTGCTACAGGCCAAAGCTGGGGCCTCCGACGACATCAAATCGACCACTGGGCAGTACGACTCAAGCCTCGGCGCGACCAGCAACGAACGGTCTGGTAAAGCCATTTTGGCCCGCGAAAAGCAGGGCGATACGGGCACTTACCACTACGTTGACAATCTGGCGCGGGCTATCCGCTATTGCACCCGGCAGATAGTAGACCTGATACCAAAAATCTACGATACGCAGCGAATTGCGCGGATTATTGGCGTAGATGGTGAAGCTAATTCGGCAAAAATCGACCCGATGCAACAGGAGCCTGTCCGCAAAATTGTGGACCAAATGGGCAACACCATCGAAAAAATCTACAACCCTGGGGTTGGCA